ACATAGGGGCGATGAAATAGAGGATATTCCGAGCGAGTATCTCTATTGGTTGGCCCAAAACTGCGAAGACGACCGGATCGCAACCGAGGCGGACGAAGAATATCGGTTTAGGACCGATAACGGTACGCATATATGGGAGGATTAATTCAAGCGAATGTACGGCTATGAAAAACGCCCTAATATACATCTATGCCTTCATCAGCATGTTATTTTATGAGCCCGTGGTGTTGGATCATCCGGCGGGGATTGTCCGGCCAATAGTCAGGGATGCGCATCGATATCACGGCTTAGATGCTCACAATAGAGGGGTACAATACAGCATGGAGGACGAAACGGGGGCGTATTTTTTCCGTAACGGGCGAAGGTGCGAATTATTAACAAAGCGATTTTTAGGGGTATGGTATGAAGCGAAAAGACGGAGAGAGTTTTGAGGATTACAGAAATCGGCGCAAGGCGGCGAACATACAACAGAAAAACTGGTGGAATGAGCGCCTTGTAAAGATATGGCGCCCGAAACCGAAGCCGCGGCCGCCGACGAGGATTACGGCGATACCCGACAACCCGGCATCCGGGAAAAGGCACGCCCGTGAGACAGCGGCGGCCTTCAGGGCCAGGCGCAAGAAATGCAATGCTGGCCGGAGAGCTCGGGAAAAGACAAGACAACAGGAGGTTTTAGATGCCACTTAGAAAAGTTAAGAAGGGTGGGATGATGTTTTCGTTTCTTGACTATACCTTTAACAGCATAAAGGGACGCTGTGAATATGGATGTCCGTATTGCTATCTCCGGAGATGGCCTCTTAAAAAGCCCCGTCTTGACGAAAAAGAGCTGAAGACCGATCTCGGCCAGGACAATTTTATATTTTGCGGGTCTTCAATCGACGCCTGGGGGGATTCGATTCCCTCGGATTGGATATCAAAGATGCTCCGGCACTGTTCTGCCTACGACAACAAATATCTTTTTTTGAGTAAAAACCCGAATCGGTATCTCGAGTTCCTTCGAGAGAAAGACAACCAAGGCGGGTTGATTCCAAAGGATTCGACATTTGGCGTCACAATGGAGAGCAATCTTGACCACTTCCCAGGGCCGCCTTCTATGGATTCAAGATTAAATGGGATCTGTAAAACCCGAGAATTCGGATACGATATTTTTCTTAGCATCGAACCCCTTATGGCTTTCGATCTAAACGACTTTATTACAATGATAACCGACATCGATCCAAAGCTCATAGCGATAGGCGCCGACAGTCAGCGGAACGGATTGCCGGAGCCGGAGCCCTCTGAAGTAGCGTTGTTAATTAAAATGCTTTCACAGAAATACAAAGTGGTTGTCAAGCCGAATCTCAGGAGGTTGCTGCCATGATTAGTGATAAACAAGACTATGATGCGGAGTCTTTGCCGTACCGGGAATTGTTTCGTGCCGTAATTGAGCAAGCGTTTGAGGATCTAGAATACAAAATTAAATTTAACTCCCCGAAGAAGCTAACCAGCAAGGTGCTGTTGTCTCGAATCGCCAAAATAAAAAACGAGGCCAGGATATCAAGCGGCGCTATGTTTTGGATTGCCAGGAAAGATTTTACGGATCTCTTCTCTTTTGAAAACATTTGTGACTACCTTGCCTGTAATCCAGATGGTTTAAGGGAGGCCGCCAGGGATATATACAAGAATGGCAGTATATACGATGCCGAATTAAAAAAAGCGGAGGGGCTTCTGGAAAAGATCTCTGTCCGGGAAGAAGGGGGTGTTTAAGGTGATTGTGGGAGAGTGCGGCTATTGCTGTAAAAGGCATGATCTTCTGGTTCCATGCCAGGAATTCAAAGATGAAACGGCGCGTCGCGACTTGCCGCCCGGCTGCTATGGCCAGGACTATGACCCTGGGTCAGAAATGTGCGATTTTTGTGATTGGGAAGATACTTGTGGGTGAATATTATATAACAACCACACATTTTAGGGACATATACGGCAGGTTCCTTTGGCTCGAAGGTCTGCAAGAGGAGCACCGGCTGTTTGCCCCTGGGGAAAAATTTACAGAGGATGGGGTGCAATACAGGGTCGAGAGGATGGCGGTTGCCGAGAACACTCAACATGTGAACCTGAGTGTGATCGAGGAAGATGTTAATATAACCGAGGGGCCGCATTTGTAGCGGCAAAAAAGGAGACCCAAAGTGAAGAAGCTTAGCTTTAAATCCATCAAAAAAATAAACGCCGGGGACGTTGTAGAAGTAACCCTCAAAGATGCCAAATTTTTTGAGGGGTTGTTTTCGAGAGCCAACGAGTTGTGCAGAGCCGCAGAAGTCTTTATGCGAATGCACAACGAGGCCTTTGATGAAGCATGGGAGTCGTTTTACAAGGTGTACCCTGTGTTTAGAGGGTGTCAGATGTTTTTTAATCCTAAAAACAGAACCATTTCAATCGCGGCAAGCCCAAAGCCTGAGCGGCGGACCTGACAAAAGGTGTGAGGCGCCATGCTTACAGATTGAGCTATTTCGCGATCAGCTTTAATCCCTCGACCACCGCCTGATTAATACTACGGACCTTTCCCTCGGTTTGCAGCTCCCGAATGCGCTTCCAAAGTCCGAAGGGGATTCGGACTGTCAGTGTTTTCGCGTCCGAAACCTCCGGCTTCCCCTGGATTTTGTTCATAATTTCGTTCATTGTTGGCATTTGATACCTCCACTTCAAAGTTTTTCCCATCAGGGTCATAATAAACCCGCACTGGGGAATCCGGTTGGTGGTTATTGATTAAGTATCTCATAGTAATTTATCCCTCTCTTTAATTATGTTTCCCCTATAGCTGACAATTCATGCCTTAAATCTTCGATCGCCGCCACCAATGAATCATCAAGTATTATATTCTTAAGATCTTTATGGGTAACCGATACTAATTCCATCGCCGATCTGATTAAATCCTTATAATCTTTATGGATTTTATCTATGTTTGGCTCAATGTCAATCTCGACGACTCCGGCCTGGGAGTTTTTACCAATACCGATCTCCCCTAAAAAATATTCAACCACCCCATCTGGATTTTTTGCGCAAACCTTGCAAATCACAGCCCGCACAGTCACCAGCCCCTTTGCTATTGTAACCTTAAATTCTCCCTGCCCCCCTCTGCACACCATACAAGGAAAATTGTTCGGCTTCTCTTGCCTCCATTCCATCCGATGCACTGCTATCAATCTGCCTTTTTCATAGACAGGCATTAAAACTATTGCGGTTTCTTTGTGATACCTATCAATTTTCTCCGGGCACACCGCCTGACAGGTATGTATAGCTGCGTCCATTGCGTATCCGCAATTAATCCAGCATTCCGGGAACTTTACTTTTTCAAGTTGTGGAGTTTTCATGATTTTCCTTTCCGCCCGGTATCCAGTCCTTGCAGATACCGGCCGATTGCTCGGTAATGCGCCTTTGAGTTGCCCGATAAAACGGGCGTTGATGTCAGTTTTTGTTCCAACATACAACCATGATGTCGTGGTGTCAATCTTCCCCCTGTCTTTTAGACAGGCAGGCGTTACACTCCCCCCCGATCCCATCATAGGGAGAGTACGACTCTTCTTTAACCAGGATACCGTCTTCGTCGTAATGGTTCAGCGGCGCTTTGGTCCTGATATTCAGGCCGCTTAAATGCACGATCGGCTTCCCGCAGGTTTTACAGTTTGGGTACATTTGTCCTCCTTTATTGTATCCTGTTTAGTTACGTTGTGTAACGACACCCAGGTCGTTACATCCTGCCTTAGTCCATTGTAAGTGATCTTGACTGCGGTGTCTCGCCGAGCCAGCACAATCCCTGGGTACGTGTCCCCATTTTTGTGGTGGTAGTATATCATGTCACCTTTTCTTACTCTCATGCCTTTCCTTTCTGCCCTCGCTGTTATGGTGAGGGCCATTGTGTCAACCATAAATGTACCCACGGCAGTATACCGACGGGCCGGTTAGTATTTTTCTTACTTGCCCCCTGTATTTAACAGGGACATACAGCCTTGGGAATCCAATGCCAGTCTTAGCGGTGTCAAGCCGCCATTTGGTGGCCGGTAAGCTGGATTTTTCAAGCCGGTCGATGGCCGCCATAATTCTGTCGAGTCGTGTTTCCATTTTTCTCCTTTCCTTTCTGCCCGGTATCCGCCGGGCTCGGCTTAGCTTTAATCATCATATGAAGCTATCATGTGGCTAATTTGTTTGAAGTGCCTCTGATAAAACTTTGAATTAACTTGATAAAAACGGATTCTATCGGTCAAATGGCTTCGAATAGCTCGGCCATCTCGACGCAATTCAATTTCATCAAGGGTCAGATCATTTCGCCATTGTTCCTTGCCCCGTGCGTTAATTATTGCATCAATACCAATTTGATGATGCCGTGTGATAGTGCATCCTATTTCAATCGGATATTTCATTTCTAACTCCTTTCGTTTTGGGTTTAGGTTAGTCACTCCCCAAAACCCCCGTCACCGGGGGCTTCAGGCAGGGGCTAATTGCCAACGGTAGTCTCTCCGTCGTGCAACCTACCGTAGCAATCGCAGTCCGTGCTTTCGGGATGTCCGCATCGGACATAACGTCCATTAATGACCCATGCTTGGTTTTCGTAATCATAGCCATTGATTAACCGGCCGTCGGTGTATTCATCACGTGATGTTCTGGTCATGATTTTTTCCTTTCGTTTCGTGGGTTGATGTTACAAACGATTAAAGCAATCCGCGTGCCAACTTTGCAGGGAAAATGATAACTACCCGATATTACAAGGATTAAAAAATAACCGCACAGAATTATGTGCAAAAAAGCTGATATAACCCTGGATATTTTTTACCCGAAAAGTGGATACCTGGGTAATTCCTCCGCAGACAAAATATCCACTTGAAAATAAAAAAGAAGAATTTTAGTGCAAAAAATGGCAGATTTTTGACCCTAAATTGTCACAAACTAATTCATAGAAACCGGAAAAATGATAACATTTTGTCATGTGTAACATTTTGTTATTGACAAACCGGAAAGTATCATAAATAATATTTCAATCTGTGTCCTCCTTATCCATTCCGGGAGCCGGGACTCATCCACTCGGTTTCCGGATAATCTCCAACAAGGAGTTTTTGCATGTCGAAAGATGATACCCGGCCAGAAAATAAACCCCTCGATGAGCGCGAAAAGCAATTTGTCCATTATTATCTGATACTTATGAGCGCTGAAAAAGCTGCTCTTAAAGCGGGATACTCCGAAACGACCGCCAGATCTAACGCTCATTTGTGGGCAAGCTCGAGCAAGCACCCGCGTTTATTCAAGGCAAATGTCCACGCAGCGATCAAAAAAGCACTGAAACGCCGAGCAAAGCGGATGGAGGTTACAGCCGATAACGTGCTGAAGGAACTGGGAAAACTGGCATTTGTCGAAAAAAGAGATCTTTTTACGAGTGACGGGACACTGAAACCGATTGCCGAGATACCCGATCATGTCCTGGATGCAATTACCAGCATCGAAGTTGTCGATCGACCTGGAGGCGTCCTGAAAAAGATCAAACTGGCCGAGAAGAAAGGCGCCCTCGAACTGCTCGCCAGGCACCTGGGTATGCTGAACGATAAGTTGGGCATTGGCGGCATTGGCCCGGGCGGTGCAATCACGGAGATACCGATCACGTTTGTGAGCCCTCCGAAGCGGGAAGAGGATTAATGGCAAATAGTCGATCCATCCCAAACAGGCCTAATCTCATACTGATTGTATCGGTCCCAGGCTTCGCGGTGAGGCCCTTTTGAGGTCAGCCGGTTGGCATATTCGTCTCTTTTCGTATGGTGGTATCGTAGATGATCGCCTTGGTTTGCGAAGACTTTCAAGTTGCTTGGGTGGTTATTATAATTATTTCGGTCGTCGTGATGCACAACATGGTCGACTTGGATATTAAAGTATTTGGCTACAACGGCTCTGGCAATCCGCTGAGAGTGTCTATTTTTGGTGTACATTGACTTGCCAGCGTCTAAAAATGATGAATAACAGGCGGTTGAACAAAAATGGTTCCGTTGAGTCCTGACACGCTTTCGAGTCCTCTCTATCGTTTCCCCGCAGGTGGTGCAGGACACTTTAATCTTGTGCTTAGAGGTATCTACACCGCTCTTGCGGAGAAACTTATGGACCGCTGCCTTGCTTACATGAAGGACATCAGCGCATTCTTGCAACGTCCACAGGTCAATGGTGTATGCTTCGATTATGTCTTTTCGTGCGTCCGGCGTGATCTTCATGGCGTAATCTCCTTTGTTTTTAGCCTAAAAGGTAACACAGTCAACGCAAGGTGTCAATAGTGAATTGTCGTCATAATATATCTTACGGGACGTTGTAAAGAGGAAAGATGAAGAATTCCAGCACCAGACAGCCCGCAGCCGAAGATCAGGAAGCCGATAGACAGCCGGCAGGTCGGGTCTTCGTACTTGTCCTGTATTTCGTGGGAGTTATTACAATTGGTGGAGTTGTGGCCTGCGTTGTAGCCGAGCTCCTGGGTGTCGGACCATGATGGCCGGTCATGACATACCGTTGACGCTCGCAGGAGTCGAGGTAGTACCCATGAAAAGGAAAAAAATAATCAGACCGGCAAAAACCCACAGAGGAAAACCGACCCCCCATACCCCCGCTCACACAGGGGAAGTTAGGAGTCCCAATATATGTAGGCCCTATGCATCGAAGCTACAATCAGCGAAATGCTTCTATTTTTTCTGGCGCCGAATATTTCCGGCCATATTGCTGAAACAGAATATAGTTGCTCTAAAAGGCGGGTTTTGAGGCATGTATATCGTTGAAATGGAATATAGGGGCAAATAATGGCTAAAACTGATATTATGTGAAAAAAGTTTAATTGTTCTTTGGAAATGGAGAATACAGAGGGGGGCGCCACACAGTAGAGCAAATAGTCAGTTTGGTGCTGCGTGACCTCCTTGCGGAAGCCATTTGAATTTTCCAAGTAAAGCGGATTCATTGGCGGAGCCGATGGTTGACGATACCAACTACTCCGGCATTGCATATTAAGTTGATGGGGAAGCTTGAGCGCCTCCCTCTCTAATCTTCATTTTAGAAGAACATAACGTCCGGCATCAGTGGCTCTAGTCCACTGAATGCCGTTGTTGTGCTTTCTTTTTGCCAAGTGACACATAATTTTTAGGAGAATACAATGAATGCATCATTTTTATATAAATTTTTCTCCAAAGTTTTACGTACAACAAAAGAAGCGCTACGAGAGAAACCCCTGATAGTGTCGACACAAGAAGAACATTTTTTAGCGCTTCAGAGTGGTAAAAAGCATTTATTGACAAGAGAATATCTTGAGGGAACAAATTCAGCATCCAGAAAAGAAAAAAGAGAATTAGAAAAACGATTGTGTGAAATAGAGCGAAGATTGTCCACATTAGAAACCGAGACAACTTGAAGGCTACTTCATATATGACTGGGTCAGGTTCCATTTTTTTAACTTATATTTTGGAGGAAGGAGTTATAACCCATGAAAATTCGGATTCCGAGAACAACACTTGAGATTTCAGACCATGAGCTTTTGCGTGAGCGACGAGCATTGCTAAATCTTGTAATCCCGTTCGCAAATCAAGTTCCCAAACACCTGGGAGAAGCATTTTATTACTTTCGGGGTATTCTTCGTTGCTTTGAAAACTTGACACGAATTCAGATACGCCTGATATACCTTCGCTGGAAGGGAATGCTACAAATAAGGCATGTTTCATGATTTCTATCCTTTCAATTTTATATGAGCATAACGCTCCGCATCAGCGGTGCGAAGTATCCGACTGAATGCGGTTGTTATACATTAGGAGAAAAGGAGAAATGAATACACAAAATATTAGTTTCGAGCTACACCAGCGTATAAGGCAAGCCGTGGACCAGGCACGCAAGTTCCAGGTAACCATAATGTTGACTGACGGTACAAAATTCACTTACCCCGATGCAGCTGCGATGGAAGATCTTGACGCGATAGATGAGCAGCTGGATCATTTATCAAGACGATGTGATTGGAGCTGATCCATTATGCCGGAAATTCTATCGGTTCCATCTTCAAAGGTTTTCGCCAGAGCTTCACCGGTGTTATTGTCTATGCCTCCGGCTTCCATAAATAAATGCAAGTTTTTTGTGGCGATAGCCTGCGATTCATACTCTAATTTGAGTTGTTCAAGGTGAAAATGAGAATTTAGGAGTCCCAACATTTTCAAATATGGTGTAAAATGAGCAAATTAGAAGTTAAGCCTTACGATCCGGAGAGAGATGAGCTTGAGATTGAGGGAACGCGATATTCCGGAGCGTTTTTTCGTCAGTTGGGTTGTAATTTCCCGGAGATGGTTGGCCAGACTTTTCAGATAGACAAGCAAGAGGACGGCCTTGTTACTGTTACGAGGTTGTGAGCATGGACCCGGCTGAGTTCCCGGAAAAATTAAAGTTTTTATTTCGGTCGGCGCCGTACAAGGTGGCGTATGGTGGTCGAAACGGTCTGAAGTCGTGGAGCTTTGCCCGGGCGTTGCTGTTGTTGGGGGTAAACAGGCCACTGCGGATTCTGTGTGCCAGGGAGGTTCAGAAGTCCATTGAGGCGTCGGTGCACCAATTGCTTAAGGATCAAATAAGCCGCCTTGGACTTGGTAGCAAATATGAAATTCTTGACCAGAAAATTAGGGGTCTGACCAGTGGTGTTCGTAGCGGGACCGAGTTTATCTTCACGGGATTATCAACACACACCGTTGAGACTATAAAGTCTTATGAGGGCATCGATATTTGTTGGGTCGAGGAAGGTCAAACGATTTCGGAGAGAAGTTGGGTAATTTTAGATCCCACGATTCGGAAAGAAACATATTCGGAAAAACTTTATGAAGCCTGTAGGAAGCGTGTATTTGATGACTTGGAAGGGATGACCCTAGAGATCAGGAGGTCTTTTGGTTCTATGGCAGATGCCGTTCTCCGCGACTTAATTGCCGGGAATATGACGCCCGCCGTTGAATCCCTCGCGTCCACATCTCCGGAGCTATGGGTATCGTTTAACCCCGACCTTGAAACCGATCCGACATACCAAAGATTTGTGGTTAATCCTCCCCCAGGGGCTGTAGTTGTTAAGATGTCGTGGCGAGATAGTCCTTGGCATAACAAGACCATGGAGGCGAAACGGCTCCACTTTCTGAAGACCAAGCCGAAAGAATACCCGAATATTTGGGAGGGCGAGTGCAAGGCGGCGGTTGAGGGCGCTATTTTCTTTGACGAGCTCGCGGCGATGAAGCGTGACGAACGGATTAGAAACGTGCCATATGATCCGATGCTCAAGGTTCATGTTGTGCTTGACCTGGGCTGGGGCGATGCGATGACCGTATCCTTGGTGCAAAAAATGACATCAGAAATCAGGGTGATCTGGTACCGGGAGTTTATCAATGTTAAATTGTCAACTATATCAGTTGATTTAAGGGCATTGGGTTATAATTGGGGTAAGGTTTGGTTGCCGCGTGCCGATGGGTTCTCGAAGACATCGAAGGGCCAGGACACGGCCGAAGAAATTATGATGAAGTTAGGGTGGGACGTTGCAAAGAAGCAGGACGTTTCCCCCATAACAGGAGTCGAGGCCGGTATTCGGGTGGCCAGGGAGCGGTTCCCAAGAATGTATTGGGACAAAACTGAATGTAAGCGTTTAGTTGAATGTGCGGCGAGATATAGGAGAACGATTAGCCTGGCGAATAAGACTGCGGGTGCACCGTGCCATGATGAGTGGAGCCATGGCGGTGATAATATCAGATATATTGGCATTAACGCGAATTTAATGGCGAACGACACTGACCGGCCGAAGCTGCCCCATCCGTCGATGGTGGCATCATACGAGCCGTTGGATGCGGGGGTGAATTATTAGGCATGGCTTTTAAAGACCTGTTATTTAAAAAGATCGATCCGGATCATGGTGTTTTTAAAAAGAAAGAAGATCTTAAGGAAGCAGAAGTAGGCCCGCCTACCGAGGCTATTTTGAAGCTCCGGACGGACGCCTATGAGGGCGAGGGCACCAACGCCGAAATGGAAACTGCGGTTGATGGCGAGGACCCGGAAGCGGCCAAGAGGCAGGAATACCTTCGAGTTGTTCAAAACCTGTCTGAAAATCTCGTAAAGAAAAGGGATCTGGCCGTGACCGCAAGGGCGTCGTCCGGAATCGAACAGATATGGCGAGAAGATGAGCTCGCCTTTGAGGGTTTTGACGCCGCAAGCTATCGATCGAGGATGATCGATTACGCCACACAGAACGCCCCGCCAAAGTCCGGAAGGAATGAACCCCGAAGATCCAAGGTCGTTATCAACATCGTGCGGCCGAAGTGTGAAACGGCCGAAGGTCGGTATTCGGACATACAACTTCCTACCGACAATCGCAACTGGGGCTTGAAAGTCACCCCCGTTCCGGAACTCGTAAAGGGCTTGAAGGACGATGAGCCCGCGTTTGATGAAAAATCCCCTGTCGATCCGAAAACCGGGAAGAAATCTCCGATTATGAAAGACCCGAAAACGGGCAAGGTTTACTTTGTCCACAAAGCCCGACCCGGTTCTGCCCAGGCCACAAAGGGAGACGTTGCCAGATCCGACAGCAACGCAGCTGATGAAAAGATGAAACTGATGGAAGTCGAGATCGACGATCAGCTTACCGAGTGCGAATTCAACGGAGAGTGCCGAAAAGTTATAAGAAACGCTGTTCGTCTTGGTACCGGGGTTATTAAGGGGCCGATTGTCGTTAAGGATTTAAAAAAGTCGTGGGCGCCTGTGACCGATGGTCGTGGCGTAACTGTTCGGGTCCTCGAGATGAAGGAAGATTTCAAGCCCTCCTCGAAGTCGGTTGATCCGTGGGACGTCTTTCCGGACCCGGAATGCCGGGACAATATTCGAAAGGCCGGGTATATTTGGGAACGAGAATCTATCCAGCCCCGGGAACTGCGGAACCTGCTCAACGTCGAAGGGTATCTTAATGATCAGATATTAGAAGTTTTAATGGAAGAACCTACCAGGGTGGCTGTGGCAGAGGAAAAGGATAATCATCTTTTGGTCCGGTACGATCGATCGAACCGAGGGTCTACATTCGAAAAGTGGGAATATAACGGCGATTTGGACAAGAGCGATCTCGAAGCCCTTGGCATTGATACCTCCGACATCTCCGAGATGAAAACATCAATCGGGGCCTGCGTGGTCATGGTCAACGAGCATCCCATAAAGGTGATGCTGAATCCATTGGATACGGGCGAATTGCCTTATGACTTTTTCGTGTGGACCGAAAGGGCCGGACTTCCCTGGGGAATGGGCGTGGCCAGAGAACTCGCATGGCCGCAACGAGTACTCATCGCGGCGTGGCGGGCCATGATGGACAATGCAGGAGATAGCGCGGGCGCAAATATTGTGGTGGGAGGCGGTATACAACCTCTGGATCAGTATTGGACAATCGGCGGCAAGAAAATATGGCTTGGCGACGGCGATCCAAAGTTTGACGCCAGAAAAGCCTTTCAGCAATTCCAGATTATGAATAACCAAAAGGAATTACAGGCAATTATCGAGCTTGTCTTACGTTTTACCGATATCGAATCCGGCTTGCCGATGATCTTCGGCGGCGAAAAAGGGGAGCTTCCGGAAACCCTGGGAGCAACCAATATCATGGTCGACTCGACTAACGTCGCGCTCAGGTCCAGGGTTAAAAACTGGGATGATCATATCACCAAGAGGCATATCGGCAGATATTACGATTATAATATGCAGTACAGCAAGCGGGAAGAAATAAAGGGTGATTACAAGGTCGATGCGCGCGGTATTTCCATCCTGCTCGAACGAGACATGGAGGCGCAGGACTTGAAGGAAATTCTCGAACTCCGCAAGGATCCCGAGATGAGCGTTATGATCGATTGGGAAAAAACCATTGACCAGATAATGACCGCGAAGAACCTTGATGTTTTATTGCCGAAGGATAAGATCGAGGAAAACCTTGAAAAACTCCGGCAGCAACCACCGAGGTCCGATCCTCGAATTGAGGCGGTAAAGATCAGGGCCGAAGGCGATATTGAAACGGCAAAAATAGATCATTCCGGCGACATGAAGGAGATCGAACGGAAGGAGGCGGCGGCCATACGGCAAATGGAGCACGACGAGAGAATGCAGAAAATGACTCTTGATATTAAGGTTTTAGAAATGTCGATGAAGTCTAAGGAGAGTGTCGACAAGATCAAAGCGAAACTGGCAGAAACCGGTGTTAAGCTGAAAACGCAGGTCGCTTTGGCCAAGGACAAGAACGTCAAACCGGCCGAGCAAGTCGCTGAGCCGGTTTCGGAACCCGCGGGTCGGGCAGCCGAGGGAATGGCGTTTCAAGCATAACGATGAAAGGATTATAGGATGGCGCTACCGCATCAAAAAGAATGTAGATGTGAATTAATGGACCCTTACTTTCAGGACAAATTAGTCAAAATGCTTTTAAAAAAATCGGACCCTCGTATGGTATTTCAGTCTTTTGGCGGGCCGGATTACCCTGTGCTGACCAGGCTGCAAAAAATGCGGCAATTTTTCTATCGTCTTTTCTGTAAGGGCGATCCTTATCGGTCGGTTCCGTCACTTCCAGAAAATAAAGGCAATACAATCAAATTCAGGCGGTTAAAGCCGTTTGGTTTTGGCCACGTTTACCCATGCAACCCCGAGGAGAGGCCCGGGGGAGGGACGCCGAACCCGGCCTGTTGAATCGAGAATAGAGGAGTTAAAATGGCAACCCAAAACTATGGATCAGTCCCATCAAGAAACACTTCAACCAATTCGTCACCACCGAAGCCCAGGAAACCGAAGAAGCCGAAGAAAGGCAAAAAATAGCATAGGTCTATTAACCTCGAAAGGAGAATGATCATGGACTTTGTTACAAGGGAAGAATTTGAAGCGCTCGGAAAGCGCGTTGTGGAGCTGGAGTCAAAGATAGCCCCTGAAAAAGAGACAATTTACATGCGACCGCCCTTTCTTGACGATCCGATTGTTGACGATCCGAAAGTCCAAGATGCCAGTGGGCCCCTTATCCTTGACGACGAAGAAGCGTAAGCCCGGATCGTGAGGTATGAAAATGGGTAAGCGGATACACATAAAGCGTGAAAAGCAGATGATCAAGTTTGAACCCGGGCGATTCTATTGCCATGAAGGCGGCAGAAATATCGCGGTCCTGGGGATGGTCGAGTCCTACAAGTGGGGAAAAATGTTCGTGATCGAGGAAGCGGACAGAACCGGCCACGCCATAAGCTGCAGCGAGATTAATGATTTTGCTGATATCGCCGCCCTGGGATGGGTTGAGATCGGGTTAAACGAATGGATGCGAAACTTTGATGATCCGTCTTGCCCGGTGTGCGGGAAGATTTTCGAAGCGGGCACGAAGTTCGTCAATACGGATAAAGGTCCGACTCATTTTGAGTGTTTTGCAGAAGTCACAAAGGAGCAAGGGCCGAATAAAATCATACTTCAGAGCGGGAATGAAAAGCCACTACTGGTATCCGGACAAAATTAAGGAGGACCAATGAATCGCACAGAAATGACTAATGGAGAAATAGAAGCTTTTATGGCCTTAAAGAGAAAAGAGCAAGAAGCCTTTGATAATACTCCTGAACAGAAAAAGATTAGCGCAATGTATGACCTGTCCGAAGAACAAATAGACCGCCGCGTCTGTGTGGACTCTGGGAAATATGCTCTTGGCTTTGGGGCGATGGTTATGAAAGATTTCAAGCCACATTCTTTTGACACTTTTTGCCGAGGCATGATAGAGCGGTTTAAACACCGGAGGCGATTTCGTGTCAAACGCCAAGGATGGCAAAAAGGGTGGCGCGGATATGTTTAATTTTTTAAAGAAGCCCAAGGTTGTGACCGCAGGATTCGATGGGGAATCAGCGGGCGGGACGCTTAATCCTCAGTCTCAAACCTGGGCGTTTATTGTGAAGTGGGCAAACAATGAATTGAATGCGGCCAGGGAAAAGAACGATTCTCTTTCCCATGGCGTGATTGAAACAACGGTAATACGTTCTCGAATTGCATTATTAAAGGAAATCTTGGCGTTGCCGGAAGGGAAGCCTACCGCCACCCTCAAGGGGCTTTTAGCAACTGATTTCGAGGACAGCGACACATATGCGGGTTATTAATCACGAGCCGGGTAAAACCGCCTCATAACAGACCGCCAGAATGCCGGTCAAAGAGAGGTATAATGAAGATTTTTCTATTTAAGGCAGAAGCCGAGTATGTCAAGACCATTAACCGACTGGATGAGGAGCGCCTTGAATTAAGGCGATCGGTGGAGGACCTTACAATAAAGAGAAAGATAGAGAATGAAGATGTCAAGCATCTCATTCGTCTACAACAGGACAAACTCGAATCGGAATTTAGGCAGGACAAACTAAATACCGAAAAACAGTTCCGTGAGCAGGTCATGCAAATCAGGGAAGAGCATCAAAACAAAAGAGAGAAAGATTTGTCAGACCAAACCGCCCGGCTGGAAAAGATGTATTCGGAAATCCTTCAGCGGTTGCCAAACATAGCCGTTAAGTTAAAAGGGGGGGCATAAAAATGACCCCATACCAGTTATTTAAAAAAAATAAACCCGGCAGCAAGGTAACTCAAATGCTTAAAAAAAGCATAGATAACAGTTTTTTCAGCGCTGAGGGCAGCATTTCTATTACGAGTTCGTCCCCCGGGTTTGGCGCGGGACGCGAAGAGACCGGTCGCGATTATCTTCAACGCCAGGTTGACGAATGGCTGCAAGTTGTCGACGCGGCCTATGGGTGAATATGTAAAATGCGGAAAAACAGACCGCCAAAACCCTATTATGCCTGAAGTCTCTAGAGACATGAACAAGAATGACGCGCTCGCATTTGTGGCCGAGATAGAAAAATTGTTGACTGACAAGGGAATATGGCACATAATCAGCAACGTAAGAGAACCAGACTTGAAATTTATAAAGATCGAGGTGTCAATAAAGATAAGAACTTAAGAACTTAATAAGCCAGGATCACTATTTAGGGCCGGCTTTAGGAGAAATCCTATCGTCGGCCTTTTTTATTTTACGAGCCGGGAAACCGCCTCAAACGGAATCGCCTTAAAGCCGATTCGGGGGGGAATAGAGCAAATGGGTGATGTAACTGAGGAAATGGTGAAAGATTCAGCGTATCTGGCGATGAGAGCCGAGATAGCGGAAGATCTTGAAAAAGGGGAAACCGGCGAGTCGGACCAGGAATCCTTTACAGCTGAAGACCATGCCGAAACATCGGACCGCCATGTCGAAGACGATGCCGTGACCGATGATCCATGGGAAGGCGTGAACCCTAAACTAAAGGACGCTTTTGTCTCAATGACAGAACAGGTCAAGGAACTGGGGACCTCTAATCATCGCGTGAAACAGCTTGAGTCCAGAGTTGGAGCAATTACCAATGAATTGCATGCGGCCAAGGCCGCGGCGGTGACCGAAAAGGTTGCTCCGACTGAAGAACAAATGGCGGCGGCTACTCAGAGCGACGAAAAATGGGAACGTCTGAAGGAGGATTTCCCCGAATGGGCAGATGCGATTGACGGTCGGCTGAACGCCATAAAAGGCGGCAGCGAAGATGTCGTAGCGCTTAAAGCGGAAATCGAATCCATTAAGACGGGCTTGGCCGGAAAGGCTTCTGAAGGTGTAACCAACAGACTTATCGCGGAAGCTGTTACTTCCTACGCCCATCCCAAGTGGAAAAAGACAATTCAAAGCGCAGATTATGCGGCTTGGCTTGCCATCCAGAAGCCAGAATTGATCACACTCGCTGAAACCAGCACTGATTTCTCTGACGCCATTTCAGTATTAAACGCCTTTGAGGCATCCAAAAAGAAGCCGCAAAGGACAGCATCCGAGATAGCAGCGGCAAGGTCGGACAGACTAAGGGCTTCTGGATTGCCGGAAGGAGGCAAAAGCGATGCACCGAAGTCAGAAAGCGACATGTCAGAACAAGAACTCAGGACGAAAATCGGTAGAGAGATTTTCTCCGCGGACTAAAAAAAAGGAGGTAGCTCATGGCTATCCAAAAATATGGAACAGTTGCAAGCCGGAACCTGATCCGGGCCGAAATGAAAATGCTGAAGCACGCCGAACCGATTCAGGTGCTTACGAAGTTTGGCGATCAGAAAGAACAGCCGTTGAACAAGACCGATACCATCGTCTTCCGGCGGCTAAAACCGTTTAACGCAACCGCGACAGAGACTCCGAATATCACGGCGGTCAACTTTATGACCGCGGAAGGCGTGACCCCGACCGCAAATACCATCAGTTACACCGACGTTACCACGGTGCTGAATCAGTACGCAGTCCTTTTCAAGTTCAGTTCCAAGGCTTCGTTGATGTATGAGGATAATATTCCGGACGATATGTCAAAATTGACCGGTGAAACCCTCGCTGAAGTGGCCGAGCTCATTTGTTACGGCCAGGTCAAGGCTGGAACGTCGGTTATCTATGCCAACGGCACAACCCGTGCAGGCATCAATTCCAAGATCTCGCTGAATGATTTCCGTTTGGCGGCCAGAACCATGGAGAGCAACCGTGCGAAGCAGGTTACATCTTCCATCAAGTCCGGCCCGGATTTTGGGGTTTCTTCAGTCGAACCGGGTTACATCGTTTTTATCCACACAGACCTTCTTGCAGATATTCGTGACATCGCCGGGTTTACCAAGCGCGTCGACTATGGAAGCGCGATCAAACCCGTGCATGCCCGAGAGGTCGGCGCTGTTGAGGACTTCCGGGTTGTAACATCTCCGCTGTTCGCGCCTTTCCTGGCGGGGGGAGCGGCTGTCGGCGCCACCGGAATGGTAGCTGCAAACGATACCAACATCGACGTCTATCCCTCGATAATCATGGCAGAAAGTGCCTGGGGCCAGGCGTCCTTAAAGGGTCATGGCTACTCGGGGGTGTCCCCGACCATCATCCCGGCAAACGACAAAAACCATGCGAATCCGTCAGGAATGTTCGGGTACGTTGGCGCCGATTTCTGGTGTTCATCCATCCGGTTGAATGAAAACTGGATGACCAGAATCGAGGCGGGCGCTTCTGAGATCAGTGGGTAACTGAAATCATTAGGTATTTTTAAACTTCATCATTGACCAAACTAGGCCGCCTCGGGGATTTCCCCGGGGCGTAAAAAACCAAGACCATGTGACGGCCCCATGGCAGGAGGTAAAAAATGAGTTTAGCACAAATGCAGAGTTACATTAATGGCTCCCGGTTTTCAAATCGGGATCGTTCGGCGCTTACCGGCCTGGCCACGGTTACGGC